TTTCAGTACCATTGTTGTAATATCCATAAGAATATATTACTGGGGATTTTTCTGCTATTTTGGAGTTTTGTTTTAAAGGTGGAACTAAAGTTTCTGAACCAGGGATAGGTGTAGAATCTATTATTGTGGCGGTGTTTTTAGATTCATCTATAACCATCTCTAAAGAGTTTACACTTCCTAAAGCTTTATTTATTTCAATTAAAACACTTTGAATAAGTCCAAAAAACGCTATTTTACCATTATCATCTTTAGCACTTTCTAATTGTTGTAAAATAAAAGAAGTATTTAAATAAATATTCATTATTTTTCCACCACGATAATTTCCGTTTATAATTCTCCATCCAAACTTTTCAGGTATAGATGTAATCACATTAAGTGCTCCTGTAGTAGTATTAACAGAATAACCTCCAACAATGCAAACATTTGGGTTTGAAGACAACATTTGGTTAGCTGTAACATACATTATGTTTGCTTCAATGTCAGTGTCTATCTGCAATATAGGTTTTGGATTTCCTGCATTTTTAACATTAGATAAAAACATTAAATGTTGTACAAAATTTAAAAATGATCCTAATCTGATATAGTATTTGTCAGGTTTTACAGCGTGAAGAAAATCTCCATCTTCAAAAACATCTATAAGTTCATTACTTAATACTCTTTTATAAGCATCTGCTTGCCTAATTGAAGCTACAGGTATTACTTTTACTTCTGCAGAATTATTTTGTTTATTAGAAGAAAACACATTATAAAATAATTTTCCTATTTCGTGTGAAAATTTAAATTTCATAACCCAATCATTATCACTTATGGGCTCAGAATCTGTAGGTGTTGTTTGTGTTTCAGTAGAAGTTTTATTTGTATCAAATTTATCTCCAGTGTAGATATTTAATTTAAGGGATTCTATAACTGCTCCTATACTAATAATCTTTAATGTGATGTCGTATGAACCATTTTTGTTAAAAGACCAGTTAAAATTTACGACACGACCATACATTGCATCATAATTTCCAGATGATTCTTCTCTTTTTTTTTCTAATGCTTCTAAAACTAAATAATCGTCAGTATATTTAAGATTTAAAAAATCATTAGCTATACTAAAATTTGGATTTGTATTTATAGTACCATCGTTTTGAACTATAACTGAGTGTCCCCACTCTAAAAGTATAGGAAACCCTAAACGTAAGTAAAGTATATCTACAATTTCTAATTGTACTCTATTCCATACTTTAAAATTAACAGTGGCTTCACGAATTGAACCTCTATTTCTATTTTTAATATCTACAGATGATATGCCTGGCATAGGTCTTAAACCCATTTCATTTCCCCCAATTCCATAAGCATATTTATTAACAAATGAATTGGTTCTGTCTATTCCTGAAAATAAAGTATTTGATTCGTTAGATGTACCGTTGAATAATATAAAATTTTTAGCTAATTCCATCCCTGTATAATTAGCAGGGATTCCTAAATCCGTTAATCTTTTAGAATCTAATACTTTTACACTAGATACTAATTTAATCCAACCAGTTCTAGAATTAAGATATAAAAGTTCTTCTGCTGATCTATTTCGTTTACCATGAACCTTTTGTCGAGCGTTTACTTGGTTGGCAACATATTTGTAAAAATTTTCTCCTATTATGTTAGGCATAATTTTACGAATTTAAATTGTTATAACTATTTACTATATCTGAGGGGTTTGAAGGAATTCTTAATTGAATACCTTCAGGAATAATTAATGAGTTTTGAGATAATGAATTGTTTGCGGTTGATATAATCCACCATAATGTTTCGTCCTGGTAGTATTGATTTGCTAAAATATCAAACCTATCTCCTTGAACTGTGGTAACATAAATATCGTCTTCATTTAAAGGGATTTCCGGATATTTAACTGTCCTATAAACAGGTTTATTGTCTATTATTATAGTAGGTATACTTTGGTAACGGTTCATAGGTTATCTTGAGGACTTTCTTTTGTATTACTAGCATCTGCTTCTTGATTTTCAATGTCATTTGCTTTTAAATCAGCTAAAGTTAAAGCTTTACTATCATAATTACTGTTATCATTTGGTCTGTGACCTGCTGTGCTTAATGCTATAAATTTAGTTTTCTGATTATTGTGATCTACTACTTTTCTTGGTACAAATGGATGAATTGGAGTAAAGCTAAATCCTGTAACTTTAATCATTTGAGGTAATTCTTTTACTGTACTGTCATATCCTTCAATATTATCAGTGTCGTCAATTCCTATTTCCCAAGAAACCTCTTGATTAACATCATATGTTAAAGCAGTAATAAATCCAGGCATTTCACGGAGGTAACCCCCAATGGTTAATTGAACTAATGGGCCTCGCATATAACCTGCCCCACTATAATCTGGGGCTAAGTTTGAGGCTAAAAAGTTTAATTTTTTAAACATTGCTATTAGTTCTATTTTAGATTGAGCAGCTACAGTAAACGATAATGAAACTGTTCTACCAAATCCATCGTAAGTATAAAAACTTTCACCTCTTCCTACATACTGAGATGGACTCCAATTAGATGTATATGAGTCACTAAAGCTATCTATAAATGCTCTAAAATGCATAAACACCTTATTGTCCGGTTTAGTATTATCAATAGCTGCTATTCTAAATTGAACTAAATCATTTGTTAGATTAGATTTTGCAGGACCAGATGATTTATATAAAGGTAAAACTGTTATTTTGTCAAATGAATCTGTTGAAGCCGCTCCATTATATTGTTCATTACCCTGTTCTCTTCCTACTCCTTTAACGTATGATCTTATATTTTTTCCATACGGATTACCTGGGTCTCCTAAATTAACTCTAGTTTCAATATTTCGTTTATCGTAACTTGGAGAACTTGAAAGGATGTTGTAACCAGATGTTTTTTCATTTTCATTAGTTAATTTGTCAAGATTTTTTCTTAATTTATCTCTAAAATCAACTACTTTTTTAGTATTATCTTTATATGAATCGGTAGATGTTAATTCATCGTACGAATATACTACATTATGTGGAAACGAAGATAAATTTACAACTGCAGAATTTGCAGGAGATATTTGATATTGAAAATTTGAAGAACCACTTGGGTTAATGTTTGATTGAATTGGTTTAGGTTCTCCTAAATCGTTTAAAGTTGAAAGAGTATTATTTTTAGCAATGTAAGTATCATAATACGTTGATACTCCAATAGGTAATATTATATTGTTTTCATCCCCTTCTCTATTTGTTAAAGAATTTTTCTTTCCATCTAGATAAAAGAAATTTTTTCCATAACTTGGGTTATTTAAACCGGTTCTTTGATCTGCAAAATTAATAAATGTTTTACCTATTCCTAAAATAGAACCCGGACCACCAATATACTTATCTAGCACATTAATTCCATCGGTTGATAAAAAACCATTAAATTCAATTTTTCTATTATAGTAATCAACTAACCTATTTGAACTAATAGGTTCATTTGAGTTTACTATATCACTATACGTTACTAAAGACCCAATAGAACCTGGGATTGGGTTTAATCCCTGTTTATTAAAATGAAGACCAAATGCACTAACACCAGCTTGAGCCAGTGTAGATAAAGGTGTGTATATGCCGTCGTTAAGTAATCTTTTACCAATTTGGGCTTCACCTGCTTGGGTTCGCACTGCTACTCTAGAGAGTAGATTTTGTTTAGCTATAAATAATATTCCACTTGGTGATTTAAAATCAGCAAAGTATTTAGCTAATCTAGCTATATCATTAGCTGACTCTAAAGGAGCACCAATAACTCCTCCCCTTAGCAAAAAATCAGTGCCAAGATATTTGCTTAAAGCTGAGGGAACAGTAAGAGGGGTTTTTATGTAAGGTTGATTACTTGAACCTCCTCCAGGAATATCATTACCATACTTTAAGCTTTTAAGATCTGTTTTAAGATCTATTAAAGCCATTATTGTGGTAAGTTATCGGTGTATTTAGCGGGTGTTGTTCCGTTTAGATCTAACTGTGATGGAGCAGGTAAAATATTAGTAGTTCCATCAATATATTGCTGGTATTGAGTGTTTACAGTTTGAGCATTAGCTCCATTAAGTGAATACTCTTGCAATTCAGATTGAGGAGTAGATAATGGATTTATTGCTACTGGTCCACCATTTGCAATAGATAGTGTAGATCCTTGAAGTGTTAATTTGTCTAATAATCCCATAGTATTATGTTTTTAATTGTTTATTATAAATATTACTGAATTTTAGAGGTACTTAAAGTAAGAGCGGTACCTACTTTGGTAGAATCTAAATAAACTGCACCTTCTTTATTAGCTATTTGTGCAAGATACATTTTCATTTCTTTAAATTCTTGCATTAGTTTATTTAAAGGAACAACAGCTTCTGGTCCAGCTTCACCAACAATTGCGTTTGTAGGTTTAGTTACTATACCACCCGTTGCCATTTTTCTAGGTTCAGTTTTTACGGGTTCTGTTTTAGTTTTAGGTGCAGCCGGGGTTGCATTTTCTCCTAATGCTAATCTACCTAATCCACCAAATGCTTCATTTGGAATAAAATCAATTAGATAATCAGTAAGAAGTTTAAAAGGAGAATATCCAAAATATGCTAAAGTAGCATCTGCCAAAGATAATGCTGTTCCTAAACCTGGAAAAAGAAGGTTACCAGCATTTAAAGCAAAGTTAGCAATTGGGTATACTGATGATTGGACTATACTTTTACCTAATTTTCCTGTATCCACTTTTTCTCCAGCTGCTTTAGCACTTTTAGCATTTGAAATTAAAGACATAACATCTCCTACAGCCATAGCTGTTGTAAGAATAGGGCCTAATGCTTTACCTATTCCTTTAACTATAGGACTTTTAATAACATTTTTTATTGCGTCTAATCCTCCTCCCATAAACTTTGTTGCTCTACCCCCAAAGTCCATTATACTTTTTCCCATTTTACTAAAAAATCCAGGTTTAGCAGCTGTAGGTTTAGGAACTTTGGGTTTAGGAGTTGTGGGTTTTGAAGGTGTTGGTTTAGATATTGTGCTACCTCCACCTTCATTTTCTCTAGAACCCATAGCTCCCATCATGCTTGGAGCCATCATCATTCCCGCTCCCATTCCTGCTTCTGTTAATCCTCCTTCTGCTCCTTCTTCTCCAGTAAATGCATCATATAACCCCATTCCAGTTGTTACTAATCCACCTAAACCTAATAACTTTCCAAATATACCTCTACCACCTCCTAAACCTTTAAACATACGACCTCGAGCTACTTTTCCAGCTCTTCCTCCTTTAAACATGTCTTTAGCATAACTACCAAACCCTCTCCCACTTAAACTACCACCAAATCCTCTACCACCTCCACCACCTCCACCAAAGCCGCCACCACCACCACCTCCACCACCTCCACCACCACCAACAGGTTCAACAAATTGGGCATTGGCTGGGGAACTACCATCACGTTTGCCAAATTTAAATCTATTTACAAAACCTTTAACAGCATTTATAGCTCCTATTACTCCTGCGCCTACAACAGCTATACCAGCTACTCCTCCAGCAACAGCTAATACTTTTCTAACAGTAGGATTATTTAAAAAATCAGTTATTTTTAATAAAAATGTAGAAACTTTTTCCATTATAGGAGCTATTGCAGATGCAAACGAGTCTTTAGCTTTATCTAAGGCTTTTTGAGCCGTAGCAACATTATCAAACTTCATATTAGCTAATTTAAAGTCCTCTTTGTTGTACATAGCCTTTTCTAAAGCAGCAGCTTTTTCAACATCACCTGCCTCTTTAGCTTTTTTAATAGCTTCTTGGTATACTTTAACACTGCCCTGATCTAATTTTTTAATAGCTTCTTTCTTTCTTAAAGTATCTGTAAATTCATCTACACCCATCCCTGCCGCTTTAGCTAAAGCTTCTTGTTGAAGAACATTTAATTTTGTAAATTGATTTATCCCTCCAACTTGTTTAGCTACTTCTTCAGCAGCACCAGCAGCATCACCTTGTAAAGCTAAATATCTAGCTTTTTCTAAATTTAAGTCTTTACCTGTTAATAATTCTGCTTCTAATTCATTAGTAATTGAATCTTCAAAATTAAGTAAACCCTTAGATATGTTTTGAGCTTGTTGTAAAGTCATACCTAATTTTTGGGTTTGAACAACTGCTTTAGCTAATAATTCTGGGCTTCCTTTATATTGAGCGTATAGTTGTCCATTTACTTTAGCTACTTCTTGAATTACTTTTTTATTACTTATATTACCTTTAGCTTGTTTAGCTACAGAATTAACAATATTTTCAGCAGTTTTTCCTCCCATTGCTGAGAGTTCATTGTATCGAGCTGCTTCTTCATTACTTAATCCTAATTTTTGAGTTAAATTATTATAATCTTCTAATTGTTTACCTGAGTATGTGTTTGATAGTCCAAGTGCGTCATTTAATTCATTAGTTGCTTTAACAAAATTTTCTCGAGTTCCTAATAAATCATTAGAAGCCATTGCTGCGTCTTGAAGACGTTGAGTTTCTAATCTAGCATATTCATAACTTATGGCTTGATTTTTACTTATATCGTATATATTTTTACTAAATTCATTTCCAAAACCAATCAACATTTTCATTCCCTTAGCAAATAATCCTAATGAAACTAAAGGATCTGAAAGTGATTTTCCTACAGCTTTAAAAGTTCCTCCAATAGCTGTTCCTAATACACTATACTGACTGCCTGTTTTTTCGGCAGTTTTTCTCATTTGTTCTTGAATTTCTTCTATTTGTTCACTTTGTACTCCTATTTTACCAAGAGTACTAGAAATTCCTTGAAAAATTTTACCTGTAATTCCAAGAGTTTTTTGGATTTTTATTTCTTGATCAAGACGGTCACGAGCTGTATTTAACGCTATATTATTTTGAATATTTTCCGATTCAAGTTCGGCAATCATCTTTTCTTCGTTTGCCGTAAGTCTTTTTCCGCTTGTTTGTTTTTCTTTTAATATTTTTAAAGCTTCTTGTTGAATTCTAATTTCTTGTCGAATAGAAGAAATATTAGATTTAATGTCTTTAGAAGACATTCTATTTATTCCTAATGCATCTTCTTGAAATTTATTACTAATAGATTGTAATCTATTAAAAGAACTTAAAGCTACTTTCATTCCGTCTGTAGCTTTACCAAATTCTTTTTTAATATCTTTTAATATACCATCAACAGCACCCCAAGTATTATTTACTTCATCTAAAGCATTTTTATAATCTAAAATTTCTTTATTTAATTCTTTAATTTGATCAACTTCATTTTTACTAACTAATTTATACTCAACAGTTTCACCAAATTGTTTTCTTAATTGGGCAAGTTCTTTTTTAAGATCCTCTATGTTATCGTTAGCCATTTAAGTAAAATTATATATATTATATATAATAAATATTGATAAACGTTATTTTTTAGTTGAAGTTGTAGGATTATACGAAGGTGAGCGCTTTGCTGGCTGTCTTGCGTAATCTGGTATTTTTGCTGAAGCTTTTGCGGCTTCACTATTTTTATTAGTCCATGATTCTTCTGCATCTTTTTGTGCAGTATTTTGATTATCGTAGTATTCTTTCATTTTATTAAAAGTAAACATACGCAACCAAATGGGCATATTATATACTGTATGCCAGTCGTAACCACCTTGACCATGAAAAACTATTTCATGGATAGTATTAAAAAGTGCTAATCTATACTCATGCGTCAGGCCAAAGAAAGGTAATCCCAATTGGTATGGTTACGCCCTCCTCAACGTAACCATCATTAGAATAAGTAAATTCAAGTTTAACACCGGGAACAATAGAAGATATATATTCACGTAATGCTCTAGAATCTTTAGCTAATAAATAATTATCAACAAATTCTCTAACGGTTTTATTACTTTTATCACCATTAACAGATGTAATTATGTATTTCCATCTAGTTGATATTTCTGGGCTAGCTTTAGGATTTATCTTTTTTAAACCTTGTAATTCTTGTTCAATTTTTTTCTCGTCTCCGTGAGTTAAAAGTTTAAAAGTTACTTCATTTCCGGAATGAGGAAGTGTAAATGGAAATTCATTAGTACGAGGTGTTTTAACTAAACTTTCGTCTAATTTTTTTTCTTCAAGTGTAGTTAAGTCAATAGTTACGTCTTCAGCAACCCCAGTTGAACTAGGAGTATATTTAAATACATAATCTTTTCCATAACCTAAAACTCTAGCTGCAATCATAATTGCATCTTTATCACAAACTAATAAATCTTCGTAGTTAATTTTTGTTACAATCATTGATTGTAATAATTTATCTACTACTGTACCTTGTCTGAGATAGTTTTGATTAGTTAAAATATCTTCTTCTTTAGCAGTCATATATTTCATTTCAATACGACCTGTTGCTAAAGGACTACCTTCAGCATATAGTAACCCCTGTGATGGTAATTCTATTGTTTCTGTAGGGAATTTAAATTTTGGTGTTTCTTGTGTAACTTGATTTTCCATAATAACTTTAATGTTTATTATACATATTTTAAGATAAAAAAAGCTTACCGAATGGCAAGCTTAATTTTATTTTTACGTTTGTATTTAATTAGTAATTTAGGATACAATAATCCATACCTAAACTAACTGAAATTTCTTGAGCTGCGTTTTCATCATCCCAACCATAATCACCAAAGTTTGCAGTTTTAATAAATGCTCCTTTAATAATCCATTCACTTACTATATCACCTACAGGACCCAATACGTTGATAGTTACATCTTTCTTATAGAAATCAGAATAACCATCACGACCAGTTACTGATTCGTGGTGTAGACGCACCCATTCCATTACAGCTTGAGCACCAGATGGTGTGATAGGATCAAATAAAGTCATGTCTATGTCTTTCCATTCTGCTTTTCCTTTAATTTTGCGATAAACGTTAATGTGGTTTAATTTAATTTCACCCATTTCAACGTTTACAGCACTTATTTTTTTAATCATGTATGTAGGGATGCCATCAACGTACATAATGAAGCGATTTTTTACCTTTGGTTCAAATGCGGTAAAAAATATTTCGTTTGGACTTAATACTGCCATTTTATTTTGTGTTTAGTTTTGTTTATTATACGTATTTAATTTTTAAAAAATCTTCCCCTTTTCAGGGGAAGAATTTAAATTATTAGGCTGGGAAAGTTGCGCCAGTTGGAGTAATGATGAAATCTAAGTAGATAAATTCAGCAGTTTTAGTAGGCTGAACATAAATCTGACCTATTAATTGATTTCTATCAATTACAGCAGCTGTATTGTTTGTATCATCCATTACCACTTTAAATGCATACAAACCTTGTCTTTGTTGTACTGAAGATAAGTATGGATTAACTTGGCTTAAGAATATGTTTCTTGTAGCTATTGTATTTTGTTCAAATACTAATGTATTAGCTACTTGAGAAATATATGATTTAAGAGCAATTAACAAACGACGAACGTTTACACGATCAAGAGCAGATGGTTTTTGTTGTAAGGTTTTCTGACCATATACTACAATACCTTGACCAGGGAAAGTAGCTATTGGATTAACTTTACCATTGTAAAGAGCATCACGAGTTGATTGGTTTAATTTTTGTTCAACACGAATTACAGTTCCTAAACCACCACGATTAATACCTGCTGGTGCGAACCAAGGTTCAGCTACTGAGTCGTTATAAGCATATACACCTATAATCATTGTAGAAGCTGGAACCCAAACGTTTTTACCAGTTCCTGGGTCAAGAATTTGACACCATGGCCAGTATGAAGCAGCATATGAAGTATCACGTGAAGCAGCTTGAGTAATTGCTGAAGTGTAAGTTGAAGAATAATCTACTGGGTCAAGTACAAAAATATTATCACCACGTTGTTGAGTGTTTGTAATTATTGTACTGATTGCACTTGTATGTAATTCATTTACTATACCAGGAGTAATTAAAATGTTAAACTGATAATCATCTTTGTTACTTAACAAGTTAACCATATTAGTATAGCAACCTGCATCTAAACCTTGAGTATTGTTAGCAGTAATAGCTGTGTAAAAATTAGCTCCACCTTTTATATCACCAGTAGCACCATTAAATGAGCCACTAGCTGCTAAAGGAATAGAAGCAGTATATTGATTTTTAGCTACACCCGTATTATCTAAATAATCTGGGGTTAATAAGTTAACTGATGATACATAAACAAATTTTGAGTTGTTTGCAAAGCTACCAGTTAATTCAATTTGATTAGTACTAGAATTGTAATTGTAAACATAATCACCAATTACTTTAGATACGAAGTTAGGTGATTTAGGATCTAATGATAAACCAGTAAATGTTTCTAACACTATTTTACTGTTAGTAATATCATTACCTTGACGAATTAATAAATCAAAAGTACCAGAAGAAGTACTTGGGTTAACAATTTCCCAACGGATATTATCAACAGATCCACTTATTAAAGCACCAGCAGAATCTAATGCTCCAGAATTGTTCATAATAATACCTTTAGATATTGTTTTAAGAACAAATGCTGGTTGAGAAGTTGATTGTGTACTAGCGCTGATAGCAGTACTTGTAGCTGAGGTATATGAACCTGTTACTACACGAGCTACTAATAATGAGTCTCCACCATTATTAAAATAATTGTAGGCCGCTATTGAAGTAAAATACGAATAAGTATCACTACCACTAACCAATACATCACCAAATGTGTTAACATAATCACTATAAGATGATACTACAGTAGGTAGTTCTACTGGACCTTTTACTGTAGGACCTATAATTGCTGCGCCTACAGCTACTGGTTGGGATGATACTTGTGAGCGGTCGATTTCTCTAGCAAGTACACCAGGAGATATTAAAGTTTCTGCCATGTTTTTAGATATTTA